GGGGATACCACGATAAAGTTTGCACCTCCTCTCATTGTCAACTGGTGAATCTTGTTAGAAACTTTCTGCAACTTGATACCAAGAGTTTGGAACCAAGTGTTTTTCTGATATGCAGAAGCGGCTGCTGCGTTAGAATCAATTACGAAACTTGCACCATCCCACTCGTATCCAACTTTTGCGTTCCAGTACTCAGTAGTAAGAGCGTTCTGCTGAAGCATCTCAAGAATCTCAAGGTCAATCTCAAGAGAGATGTATTCAGAAAGCATCTGAGTCAATTCTGCTTCAGCGTCAATTGAATGGTATGCATTCAAGTCCTGCGCTAATTCAGGAGTCCAGATAGCCTTTAACTTACGAGTCTTAGCTACGATAGGCTCTGATTTCAATTCAAGCTCGATTTCTGTGATAGGAAGGTCTGAACCTTTATCTTCAAAATCACCACGATTGTAATCAAGAGGTTGTTTTACATACTTTAACTGACCATCAACTGCTGTATCACCGGCGTAAGTAGTAGATGCTGCAACTTCTGCAATGAATACTACATTAGAACCAGTTTTTACAGTAAATTGAGGATACAAAGTAAATCCTGAACCGGATTGTGCAAAATCAAATGCACGAACTGCATTGTAATCTGCATCGGTAGGAAGAGTTACAGTGAACTTCTTCACTTTTCCAGCTGCATAAGATGCAGAAAGGCTAGTGTTAGTAAGGTCAAAACTGATATCTGCTAAAGAAGCAGAAGCTAGAGCAGCGTTTACACTTGATACACTATCGTTAATGGTATATCCAAAACGACCTGCGCCGTATAGACCACCAGAAGCGAATTGAGTTGAACCAAGCTTAGTTGTGCTTGAATCAAGGTTATCAAGACCGAAGTTTCCAGACTTACCATATAGAGATGAGCCGGACTCAGGGCGATTGATGTCTTTACCTACTGTTGAACCATATTTGAAGTCCATGTAGAAGATAAGACCAGAAGGAAGGTTCATAGGCTGTACGCTAACGAACTCCTTTGCTGCGATACTACCGAAGATACGGCGAACTAGAGGAAGAGCTACACCAGCCCATTCTTCTGAACCTGCCGAAGTACCTGTACGGGTAGCTTCATCAAGCAATTGTTTTGCTTGGTTTTCAAGAATCACGGACATTCCGTGCTTCTGAGTTTCTGACTTAACACCTTCTAAAAGGCCAGTCTTTTCCCACTTTGCTTTAAGACCACGGGTCTGTTCAAGCATAATGCTCTGGGGATTAGCACCTGTCATTAATTTTTTTACGTCCATTTTGTTTTTTTGTTTTTGTTTTACTTAATAATACCTGCTAACTTTTTAAATCTTGCAGAGAAATCAGCACCTTCAGCAATTACTTGCTTAGCTGCCGGCTTAGTTGATTTAACAACTTTGCTTGCCATTCCTTCTGTGATAGACTTTTAGCAACTTTTTGAGATGAACCAAATCGTAGGTTTTCAGCTAAAGTTGAATAAACAAGTTTAACTTCACGTACGGATTTAGTTCTGTCAAGAGTTTCAATAACTTTAACCTTCTGTTCGTTGGTTAGGTTATGAGCTCTGAACAATTTGTTTGCGAATAACAATTTTGCGTTTAGAAGATTTACCTCGTTGATTGTGGAACGAAGAGATTCAATAGTAGAGTAAGCTTCTTTTAGTTGCTTTTTAACTTCTGCTACTTCTTCTTTTTCTTCCTCATCACCCTTTAGGTCAGCTTCCATTTCACGAAGGATTTCTTCAAGGTCAACAACTTCATCAGTTTCTTCCTTTTCTTCTTCCTTTTCTTCCTCTGCCATTACAACTTTAGGGTCTTCACCTTTATCAGTTCCGGCAGGGTCGCCAGATGAAAGTGCATCTTCTGCTACAGGCTCTTCTTCTTTTTCTGCTTCAGGTTCACCATCAGCATCTACGGAGGCTTCCAACTCACGAATGATTGATTCAAGGTCTAAGCCATCTTCATCTTCTTCGGTGTCTTCTTCTTCATCACCTGTAACATCATAATCTTCTCCTTCTTCGTCATCTTCACCCATAGCAGGCATTTCGGGAGCATTTTCTGCTTCCGGTTCATCCTCACCCAT